TTGCAGGGTTAGTAAGCTCTTCGATGGATTTTTGAATCTCAGGTGTTATTGAGTCACCATAGAATTGTCTAACCTGCTTCTTCAATAATTTTGCAGCTGCTAATGATTTTTGATAATTGCGATAATTACTCGATTCTTTTCCAACAGGCGCACGTGATTCTTCAAATGCTTTTGACAATCCTCCTTTTAAACCAGCATATTGAGTTAAATCATTTGCATCTATTTGCGCTAAGGTTTTATCAATATTTGAAGCGAATAAAGCCTTTTTCCTTGCATCTGAATCTGAAATATCTTTCTGTCTTTTCAATGAATATCTTCCAAGCATCTCATTTTGTTCTTCTGAAGCTAAATTGGCTCTTCTTCCAGTTCCTGGAACAAAACCTAATTTAATGTCACTAATCTCTTGTTCTGTTTTTGCTAGAGGAGTTGCCGCTCTCTTTTCTGCCGTTCCAGTCAACGAGTTTCTGTATTCATTTAAAAATTGTGTTTTTGCTAAATCTGCTTTATATGATTCTTCAGCGCGCATTGCTTGCTCACTATCGGGGCCATAATATTGTTTTATCATATCTACCCACATAGCTTGACCAACAGATCCAGGAGCTATTTCACCACCAAAAGGAGATGAAGTTCTTTTATTTACCTCATTTAATCGCGCTTTGTTTAGAGCATTAACATTACTTCTAGAACTTAATTCTGAATTAAATCTTTCTGGTTCTTGTTGCAGTCTTAATTTGTTTAAAGCGTTTGCGAGTTCAAGACCTTCCATTTTTGAGTTAAATATTTGTGGGGCTTCGTCTAAGCGAACCCTATTAAACGCATTTCTAAGCTCCTCCTGATCTTTTTGTCTTTTTATTGCACCAGGCATCTGACTTAAATTATAACCAGAAGAAAATGAACCAATTAATTCTTCAACTAAATTCCTGAGAAAGGGATTGCCTTGTGGCTGTATATAGGCAAAATTAATAGGCTGAAATGGCATAGTTATTCCTTAGAAAAATCTGCTTCCAACTTGAGCTCCTTTTAAAGCTCCTGCAGGTCCACCAGATAACCCGCCTGCAATGGCCCCTCCCCCCGTAGATAATGCTTTTAAGAGGCCTCTAAACATATCCGCTTTGCTTTGGTTTTGATTTGCTTGTCCTTGAAACGCGAGTTGTCCCTGAGTGCCAAGAGCATTGGAAAGTTCACCCTCAAGTGATTTTGATGCATCATATCCTGTATCAAAAAAATGGCTCAAACCTTCAATGCCTCTTCCCTGTAGACCAAAAATATTTTGCAGCCATGTCTGCATATCTTCACCTAGCAATGAATCAGCAATTCGTGCTTCATTTTCTATGTCATTAATATTTCCTCGTACACCTCCGGCAGCAGCAGTATTTCCTGCAGCTTTTAAAGCTTCGTCTCTTCTTAATTGATAGGCTCTTGATGGCTCATATTGAGACATTAATGATTCCAAGAATGCAGCAGGATCTGATGCCATTTGATTGAGTGGATTAATCATTGTTCCATAAGCATCTTTGCCGTATCCGATGTAGGGCTCAAAATATTGCTTTGCCATGGGTGGTATTTGATTCAGATACGGCATTGCAGCATCAGCCGGATTTTTCCCTCCTCTCAATGCTTCACTTAACCAACTCATCTAATTGTCTCCTTAGGAACTTGTTATTGTTTCTATAACACCTGGAGCTGTTTTTAATTGCAGCTTTGATAATGTGGTGTTAAACCATACCGTGCCAATATCAGCATCTGGCTCTAATGCCAGTATTTCTGCTGTTGTATAATTAACGTTTTTAATTCCTTTATTGATCACTGTTCCGTTATTGACACTTCCATCATTGATTACTTCACTGGATACAATACTATTCATTAAAAATACTGATGCATTTAATGATTGAAACATTTGATCATTGTAGAGATATCCATCTGCTGTAAGCCTTCCATCTTCTTTTGTATAGTACATATCAAAAAACACTGGCAGTGTTGGAATGCTCATCAATACACCTCCAAAATACCATTTTGAACGACAAATCTTTGGAATCCCCAAAATTCTATCTGTATCGTAAACTCATTCGCTTGACCCATTCTTTGCCAATTAAGTCTGTTCCTAAAATGAGCTTGCTGATTCAAGTACCTTGGAACAATATTGCTGAAAGTTTGATTACCTGTTTTTGAAAAAGACATATCAACTCGTGGTCTTATGGATATTGATTCACCACACTGACCGTCTTCAGCCAAAATATTTTCGCCCATTTCTGTTACGATATAATCCAAAGAATCTTCAGTAATTAATAATCCATCGCAAATATTTCCTGGATCTACAATAAAGAAATCATTAACGCCCTGCTCTATCCAGAAGCTGAAATTTCCAACTCTAAATCTCCCAGAATTTTCTTTTCTTATTGTTTTGCATATCCTTTTTCTAGGGATTACTTCACCTTTTAAGTTTTTATCTAAGTTGTAGTTATAAGTCAGAAACTCAGTACCCATTTGGTAAAGAGAACCGTCATCTATCGAAACAAAATAAGTTTTTTCATTAAAATATGCTATTTGTCTGGCAGGATGGTAATTTAATTTCTCGTTTGATATATGAAAAAACAAACCATTTGTAAAATCATATATCAAGGATAGATTGTCCTTTGGATTGAAAAATGTGAGTTGATAAAAAAGATGTCCATCTTGTCTGAAAAAGAATGCTGTAGATTGGTTAGGAAATTTGATTGTCTGTAATAAATAATCGATTCCATCAGACGAAATTCTCTTTGTAGAAGCCCCATCTGTAACAAGTATGGAAGGAGCATTGCTTTCATTTTGCGCCAAGAAGCAAATAAATTCTTCATTAGCCGCTATTGTTGACACTGAAACGCATCCACTATCGATATTGAAGGATTGAACTCTTCTATAGTTCTCTGTCCCTCCAATTTGTGTCCATACTTCTGAAACACTACTTCCTATTACAAGAACATTATTTCCTTTTCCAGGAAGTCTTTTGACCGCAAGAGCACTATCAGGCTTTGTTTGTAAGCTAAGTTGCGTATTTAATTTAATAGTACTTGCAGTATCAAACTCAAATGCATACCAAAACTGAGGATTATTGCTGCTTGGGGAAGATGATATAAGGAAAAAAGTGTTATGATAACAGACGTAATTAGGAATAATATCATTTCCTAAGAAAGTAAGAGCTTGTCTGGTAAAGCTATTATCATCATAGTTATAAATATAAGCAGATTCACCATCAACAATACAAATTTGTCTTTGCAAATTTTCATCTATGTAAACCTCTCCGGTAAAAGTTCCAATACTACCTACAAAAATTGGATTTAAATTGCTTCTTAGCACATATACAGAACCAGATTGTACTGTAAGAAGAAAATCTCCTCTTACAGAATGAAATAAAGCCCTACCTTCTTCAGAATCTGAAATATCTGAAACCTTTTGAAAGCCTGCATAATTCACCATCCATTCATCAGAAATGAACATATTATAGGTTTTTTCCAAAGAAATTTTTGGATATCTACCAAAAGTAGAACTACCTACAACATTAACAGACACAGTCTCTGAATTATTTGTGCTCATTTATCTTAAATAATTGTCAGGTTATTAGCTTGGAACTGTCCATCCATGCCCTAAATTAATAAAGGCATAATTGAATGTTCCTCTCTTTTGCAGCGTTGATGTTTTTGTTAATCTCAAATCCAAAACCCTAGACTTCTTATTTATGAACGATTCATATTTGCTTAGTTGACGATATACATTTTCTGGAGTGGTATAGTTATATTCAGAACAAATCCTATCAGCTAATGCATATCTGAGATAAGTAATAAAAAATTCATCAAAAGTAAGACTTAAATCTTGGAAAAGGGTTACTTTTTCCAAACGGAATATGCCATGTATCTCAAGAGGATAATTTCTGTCTGGTTTGAAGTAGATGTATAAAGTACCTCCTCCAAATCCTCTTTCGAAATACCATTCAAATGGAAGTGTTTTGATGTTTTCAACACGACTGGAACCAAAGTAAGCATTCCTTTTCTCATATTTCATGGCATATCGGACCTCATCCAAATAAAAAACCAAAGTATCTATTTGTATCAATCCTGGTATGGGGTATGCTTCTTGACCTTCCACAGCATTAAAATTGTATGTTGATTCATAAGGGATCATCCCTTTATCAACTTCTTTCTCAGTAATAATATTATTAAGCCATATAAGGCCATCAGAAATTTGATCACCACTTACAGTTTCAAATTCTCTAGAAACAATCCCTGCCGCATAAAATGCGCCAGAGATTAATTCATTGGATGTATATGGCATAAATAATTCTCTAGAAAGGTGCTGAATCTGCACTTGCTGGAATGTTAAGATAATCTACAAATCCAACAACAAATAATGTTGTAACAACAGCAGAACCATTAACTTTGTAATATAGCTTTGTTAGCCCATCTGATGTATCCACTCTTGTTGGCAAATCTATCAGCGTATTTATGGAGGTTTCAGCAACGCTATAAGCTGCAGATGTAGATGCACCAAAAGGGATAAAATCTACACCAGTTCCAGTTCCTGCAGCCAAATTTAATTGGAATTTGGCAATTGTATCTATTGGAGGAATGGTTGGCGCTAATGCTGCGTATGTTGCAGAATTTCCTGCAGTTAAAACTAGGGATGGAGTTTCAAACCAATAAGTTCTTTCTTGTCCGTAACCATAAACAAATTGTTTTTTAAAGTTTGCTGATGAATCCGTATAAATCCAACCCACCCTTCTAAACATATCATAACCGCTTGGAAGATTTGGATTGGATGCGCTGAGTGAGAGTAATCCAGCTGTTGGATTATTATTATTAGAATCTCCAATTACGTGTACAGCATAGCGTGTATTTGGAGTAATGGGCGCATCATCTGTTCCATTAGGTCCTACATTCTGTCCATTAAGAACAAGACTGCTGTTTAATACAATGTCATTTGTGTTTGTGCTATCTCTGGCTGCCCCTTCATGAATAAAAAGCAGGAAAAAAGCGAAAACCTCAAATTCTAAGCCATTAACGTACAATGCCCCCCTATTTACAATAGGGGTATTAGGTATACTCATTATTTACTCCATTTAATTTATTAAGATAATTTTTAAATTGGCAATGCAACCATCATCGCGTATTCATCCACTAATGTTTTTCCCCATATAACATCATGAACCATTCCTCGTTGATTCTGACCAAATAAAGAACCATAATATTGTCGTATTGATGCCCCAGAATCAGGATCTTGACTTATGGATGTGGGATATGGAACTTCTTCTGGTAGTTGAGGCATTGCCAAAAATAATGGATTTCCAGCCATTAAAAGACCGCATCTATGATCGGGAAGGGCGGTTGCTTGCATACCAGGAACAATTTCTGATGTAATATTTTGATTTTTTCCAGAAGTAGCTTGTAATGGGGGATAGATATTTACAATAACCTGACTTCCACCGTCTGACACAGCATCTGAAACGGCCCGGAATTGTACTGGGCATTGAGATGGTTGATGACCAATAAAAGTCAAAAATCTTAAGTTTGGAAATGCGCCAACTCCATCACTAAATTGAAATTTATCAAATGCTTTGACTGCATTGGCATCATTAGGTGATGGTGCTCCACTAAATGTTATCTGAATTATCCCGCCATCAGAGTTTCTAACAACACTTACAACTGTTAAAGTCGTTCCTGCGTTACCAACTGTCCCAGAATGATGAGTCTTTAATAAATTTGACTGATACCATTCACAATTTGAAAAGTTTCCTATTTCCCATGACATTGATTCTCTATCATTTCTGGTGGGAGCAAATTGATTCAATCCAGAATTTATGATTTGCGGGAAAGTTAAATCAGATAAAAATCCCATTGTATTATCTTTAGCTGAACCAAAATTTCTTAAAAAAGCTAAACTATTGGCTAGTTGTAAATAACTACTTATTGGAGTGACGCCATCTCCATAAAATCTAAATGTATTAGTTTCTGCTAGACTGGAAACATCACTTTCAACTTGAGTACCAAGTTCAGCAACAGCAGATCGCCCAAATTTATCCATATAATCACGGACATTAAAGATAAATTGCTGAGCGCTGAATTCATAAGCGGTTGACGCCTGTTGGTTTACAGTTAAATTTTGAACCCTTTGTTCTGCAGATTGAAAGGCTACAACCAAACTGTTTCTGGTTGTAAATCTTGGAGGCAAATCAAAAGATACAGTGTCACCTAAGTTTTTTGGAATATCATCATTAAACCTTTGGAACCTTTTATTTGATTTACTGATAAAGCAGAATGAATTAAGTAATAAAGCCAGGTTAGATTCATTATATGTAATAACCTGCTGTAGAATGTTGTTTGGCATTGTAAAAAACTCCAACAAAAGAATTGTTATGCAACAACAAACGATTTGTACCAGTCTTAAATTGTTACGGTATTTTTATCCGCGTAACCAATTTTGATTTCTTAAGTCTGAAATACCCATCTTGCCGTTGCTACCTGAAACTCTTGAAGGTTGCAAACGGTCGAGTGGTGTACTTACTGGATTAGAATCTGCGTAAGCTTGTGCCTGTTTATTTTCAGCGATTGAACGTGACAGCTTTAATAATTCGGCATGAGCTTGACGCGGATTCCTCTCCGCGAGCCTATCAAGTCCAGCGAGTTTGACTGGATTCTTAGAGAGGTCATAAACAACATCAGCTGCATTATCAATTCCAGCAACTAAATAGGTAAGCTGAGGAAATGCAGTAGGGTCAAAGTCTCTAGTAATCTCATCAAAATCACTATACGAAGAACGACCTTGTTCTATTTTAGAGATGTAATTGTTTGCAACACGACGCATTTCTTCTTCAAGTTGTCTTTGTTGCATTTCTGAATTAAATCTTTCTTGAACCTGCTGATAGAGTGCATTGGCATCAACTTCTCTAGAAACACTTTCATTTCTTTGAGATTGATTACCTTGAATAGCTTCAATATCTCTTCGATATAATTCTTCAGCTTCTCTTCTAGCAGCTTGGGCCGCTTTCGCTTTTTCATGTTGTACAATCTTGTTAACTTGTGATTGGGTTAACAATTTTTCCTGCTCAAAAGATTGCTCAGGACTAAGTTCTACAACGTTTTCTATGACTTGATTTTCTTCCATTTACAAACTTCCTGTTTGTTTCCCACATCACTGTGGTTATGGCCTCGGCTCGTCGAGTAACGGCTATTTCACCGCATAGCTGCGTGGAAATTCCTTGGATTTAATGCCAAGTCATTTATTAATGACTTATAAGATAAATCAAATAAAACAAAAACACAATATATTGTATTAAATTTTAATTTAAATACTATATGTTGTGATGATTGAATACATAATCGGTAATCACAACCAAAAATAACTGATGTAAAAAGTAGAATTTTTTCATC